GGTGCAGACGCTAAGAAAATGTTCACAGACAAAGTCGTACCCATTAGTGTTAATTATCCGTTCTTCTTCAAACCAATACAAGACGGAATGGATCGTCCTAAAACCGAGCTCGCCTATAGAGTACCAGCGTCTAAGCTTACACGAAGGAAACTTGAAACCAATGAACAAGTCCGTGATTTACAGGGGCTGGACACTACGATAGATTGGAAAAATACAGGTGATAACTCTTATGATGGTGAAAAGCTAAAACTATTAGCTCATGATGAAAGTGGTAAATGGGAAAGACCTGATAATATATTAAACAACTGGAGAGTTACAAAAACTACATTAAGACTAGGGCGTAGGATCGTAGGTAAATGTATGATGGGCTCAACTTCAAATGCTTTAGATAAAGGTGGCGACAACTTCAAAAAACTCTACTACAATTCAGACGTTACGAAACGAAATAAAAACGGACAAACATCTTCTGGACTCTACTCTTTATTCATACCTATGGAATGGAACTACGAAGGATTCATGGATTCTTTTGGACTTCCTGTATTCACAACGCCAGAAGATCCAATCCTCTCTATCGACAATATCCCAATTGACTCAGGAGTCATTGAACACTGGGAAAATGAAGTTGAAGGATTAAAAGATGATGCTGATAGTTTAAATGAATATTATAGACAATTTCCTCGTACAGAGCAACACGCTTTTAGAGACGAAGCAAAAAATAGTTTATTTAATTTAACTAAGATATATCAGCAAATAGATTATAACGAAGAGTTAGCAAATAGTTTTAATGTAACACGTGGATCTTTCTTGTGGGTTAATGGAGTTCAAGACACTCAAGTAATGTTTGCACCAAATAAAGATGGTAGGTTTTTAATATCTTGGGTACCACCTAAAAATTTACAAAATCGAGTGATAGTAAAAAATGGTGTTAAGTATCCTGGTAATGAACACATTGGAGCATTTGGTTGTGATAGTTATGATATATCAGGTACAGTTGATGGTAAAGGATCTAAAGGTTCATTACACGGTTTAACAAAATTTAGTATGGAGGATGCACCTCCTAATCATTTCTTTTTAGAATATATAGCTAGACCACAAACAGCTGATATATTTTTTGAAGATGTTTTAAAAGCTTTAGTGTTTTATGGTATGCCAATACTTGCTGAAAATAACAAGCCAAGATTATTATACTATTTAAAGCGTAGAGGTTATAGAGGTTATTCTATGAATCGTCCTGATAGAATATGGAATAAACTTTCTGCCACTGAAAAAGAAATAGGTGGTATACCAAACACAAGTGAAGATATTAAACAAGCACACGCTGCTGCAATAGAAGCTTATATAAATGAGTACGTAGGAGATTTAGGTGATAGATATGGAGATATGTATCTTCAAACTACATTAGAAGACTGGGGTAGATTTAATATAAATAACAGAACAAAGCACGATGCAACAATTAGTTCTGGTCTTGCCATAATGGCTTGTAATAAAAACAAGTATAGACCAATACCTGAGAGACAAAAAATCTCTATAGATTTAGGTTTTAAAAGATATGATAATACTGGAGTAATTTCAAAAATAATAAAATAGATGCAAGTTTACACTAATACAAATAGTTCCTTTCCAGATCAGGTTGTACCAGATGAAGTAAAAGCTAGTGAAGATTATGGTTTAAAAGTTGGAAGAGCAATTGAGGGAGAATGGTTTTGGGCAGGAAGAAATAGAGACAGGTTTAATCAAAACTACTGGGATTATCATAGATTAAGATTATATTCAAGAGGCGAACAATCAGTACAAAAATATAAAGATGAATTAGCTATTAATGGTGATTTGTCTTATCTTAATTTAGATTGGAAGCCTGTACCTGTTATACCTAAGTTTGTAGATATAGTGGTAAATGGTATGTCACAAAGAAATTATGACGTAAATGCTTTTGCCGTAGATCCTTTTTCTATAAAACAAAGAACAGATTATGCTGCTACTTTATTTAGAGACGTAAGAGAACTTGAACTTGGTAAACAATTAGAGCAACAACTAGGTGTTCAATTTATTTCTAATCCAGTAAAAGAATTAGGATTAGAAACTGAAGATGAAGCTAAACTACATTTACAATTAGATTATAAACAGTCTATAGAAATAGCAGAAGAGGAATTAATAAAAAATATTTTAGAAAATAATAAGTACGAGCAAACTCGTAAAAAAGTTATTAGAGATTTAACGGTATTAGGAATAGGTGCATTAAAAACTAATTGGAACAAAGCTGAAGGTATTAAAGTAGAATATGTAGATCCAGCTAATTTAGTTTATTCATATACGGAAGATCCAAACTTTGAGGATATATGGTATGTTGGGGAAGTTAAAGGTATTAACTTAGCTGATCTTAAAAAACAATTTCCTAATCTAACAGATTCAGAACTTGAAACAATACAGAAGTATCCAGGTAATCAAGATTATACTAGAAACTGGAATGGTAGAAAAGATGAAAACACTATCCAAGTATTATACTTTGAATACAAAACTTATAGTGAACAAGTTTGGAAAGTAAAGCAAACTCCTTCTGGACTAGAGAAAACATTAGAAAAACCAGACACTTTTAATCCGGAACCAAACGATAATTTTGAAAGAATATCTAGATCAATAGAAACTTTATATAGTGGTGCTAAAATACTAGGACATCCTATGATGTTAAAGTGGGAGCTTGCTAAGAATATAACAAGACCATTTTCTAATACTAATAAAGTTAATATGAACTATACTATATGTGCTCCACATTTATATAAAGGTCGTATTGAAAGTTTAGTTAGTAGAGTAACTGGGTTTGCTGATATGATTCAGTTAACTCATTTAAAATTACAACAAGTATTATCACGTGTAGTTCCTGATGGTGTATTCTTAGACATGGATGGATTAGCAGAAGTTGATCTAGGTAATGGAACAAACTATAATCCAGCAGAGGCATTAAACATGTACTTCCAAACTGGTAGTATTGTTGGTAGATCTCTTACGCAAGATGGTGATCCTAATAGAGGTAAAGTACCTATACAAGAGATATCTACTTCAAATGGTATGCCTAAGATACAAGCTCTTATACAGACTTATGAGTATTATCTTAAAATGATAAGAGACGTGACCGGACTTAACGAAGCTAGAGATGGTAGTAATCCTGATAGACATGCATTAGTAGGTTTACAAAAACTTGCAGCAGCTAATAGTAATACTGCTACAAGACATTTGTTACAAGCCATGATGTATTTAACTGTTAGAGCTTGTGAAAACATAACATTAAGAGTTAGTGATTCATTAGAGTTTCCTACAACTAAACAAACTTTAGAAAATAGTATTTCAAGATATAATGTAGGTACACTAGAAGATTTACAAATACTTACAATACATGAGTTTGGTATATTCTTAGAATTAGAACCAGACGAAGAAGAAAAAGCTCAGCTTGAAGCTAATATACAAATAGCATTACAATCAGGTGCTATTGATTTAGCTGATGCTATTGATTTGCGAAATATAAATAATTTAAAATTAGCAAATCAAATGTTAAAACAGAGACAAGATAAAAAACAAAAAGAAGATCAAAAAAGACAACAAGCTAATATACAAGCTCAAGCTCAAGCAAATGCTCAACAACAACAAGCAGCTGCACAAGCTGAAATGCAAAAGCAGCAAGCTCTAGCTGAGACAGAAATAAAAATAGAACAAGCGAAGTCACAGTTTGATATAAACAAGTTACAACAAAAGGCAGAAATAGATAAGCAACTTTTAGAAATGCGATATGGATATGACATGAAAATAAAGCAAATGGAAGTTGACGCTATGAAAGCTAAAGAACAAATGATTGAAGATCGTAAAGATAATCGTACAAGATTAGAAGCTACACAACAAAGTGAAATGATTTCGCAAAGAGAAAACAAAGGATTACCTTTAAATTTTCAACAAGCATTTAATACTGTACAAGAAAATACCGAAGATAACCAAGGTGGTTTACCACAATAACTATTATTAATTATTATATTATATTATGTCAGAAGAAGTAAAACAAGAAGGTGAGTTTAAAATTAAACGACCTAAAAAATTTGAAAGAGAACCGGAAACGGTTAAATTAGATTTAAGTAAAAAAGAAGAAAATGCCATTCAAGAATCAGAGACAACGCGCGTTGTGCTACAAGATGGAGAAGCAAGCGAGGAAACAAGGGAAGAAACCAAAGTGGAATTGCAAGAAGTGGGAGAAACACACGAAGAAAAAACTGAAGAAGTAGTAATAAACGAAGTATCTGAAGAAAAAGAAACTGAACCAACACAAGAAGAAGTTGTTAGTCAAGTTCCTGAAAATTTAGAAAAGTTAGTAGATTTCATGAAAGAAACTGGTGGCAGTCTTGAAGATTATGTAAGGATCAATGCTGATTATTCTAAAGTTGATAATGATACATTACTTAAAGAATACTATAAACAAACTAAACCTCATTTAAACGAGGATGAAATAATATTTTTAATGCAAGATCAATTTTCTTTTGACGAAGAAGTCGATGAAGAAAGAGACATAAAGAAAAAGAAACTTGCAGCAAAAGAAGAAATTGCTAAAGCTCGTAACTTCTTAGAAGGTTTGAAGAGTAAATATTACGATGATATCAAGTTGAGACCAGGCGTAACTCCAGAACAAAAAGAAGCAGTGAACTTTTTCAATACATACAAAGAGAACCAAAAGAAGGCTGAAGAACAACATAGCTTTTTTAAAGCTAAAACTAAAGACTTTTTCGGTGACAAGTTCAAAGGTTTTGAATTTAATTTAGGCGAAAAAAGATTTAGGTATAACGTTTCTAATCCATCTACTTTGGCAGACTCACAATCTAACATTAATAATCTAGTAGGAAAGTTTCTGAATAAAGATGGTAGTGTAAAAGATTATGAGGGATATC